ATTGGTAAAATAAAAATAGGAGATTTGGTTCTTACTCATAGAAATAGATTTATGCCGGTGACAAAGCTATTTAGGAAAAAACAATATAGCGGAGAAGTTATAAAAATTAATTTTCGTTCAGATCGATCTATTACTATTACCCCAGAACATAAAATATTGACGGATAGTGCATTATGGAGGCGGGCAGATGAAATTAATAAAAATGATTCAATCGGGGTAATGGCTAATTTTTGCAGACGATGCCATAAAGAAATTCCAGTATGGAAAAAGTATTGTTCCATTTCATGCCAAAGCAAAGATACGACTGATAAGCAATGGGCAAGTGAAAACCATAGAAAAAATATAAGCATCAAAACATCGGTTCAATTAAAACGAGAATACGATTCGGGAATTAGGGATAGGTTTGCAATCACAAAAGAAGCAAGACGCAAATGTAATGAAAAATATGGCGATTGCGGATACCTTGGCGCAGCCAGAAATGATATATTATTTAAAAAACAGCTTGACAATGCAATTATAGAAAAATATGGTTCATATTTAAACAAGATGAAGATACATATGTTTCCGGCTCTCGGCAGAGCATCATGGGGCAAATCAAAAATAGAAGTTAGTATGAAGGCTTATCTTGAAAAAGGCAATCAACAATTTATACAACAATTTCCCGTTGGTAAAAGGCGTATTGATTTCTATATTCCATCAGAAAAAACATTTATAGAATGTGATTCTCCTCAATATCATAGCGACAGAGATAAGGAGCGTAAACGGGATTTGGAAATATTGATGGATTATCCTGATCATAAAATTGCTCATGTAATGTATGGACACGGAGCCCCGCAATGGGAAACCTTCGATTTGCAATTATTGAATCACACAGGAACATATTCACAAGTTTATTTAAGACCAACAAAAATAGAACGCTGGAAATTATTAAAACCAAGAATGCTTTATAATTTCGCCGTTGCCGAAGATGAATCATATATTGCAAATGGAATAATTTGCCATAATTGCCGATGCCGTATTGTGCCGATATTAAATCTTGAAGAAGAAAAGGCAACACTAAAAGAAGGATTGCAGATAGAAATCAAAAAAGAGGCCTTCCCTGAAGTCCAAGATGATTTTATGAAAATGCTTGGCTTTGATGACTTGCCGTCTGATAGCCAAGAAACAAAGCGAACAATTGTTCCTGATGAGTCGCGAGTGAGTGAAATCATTGCCCGTATGCGCGCTGCTGGGCATACCATCAATCGCGAAAAGGCGATTGAATATCTTGATTCAGTGAAACAATTTACCGGTGGTAATTATACCGATATACGCACATACGATTATTCATTCCTGACTGGCGAGAAATTGGTTCAGTCTAATTTATCTGGATATGGCATTGAAGAGGTGAAGCGCATTGCGGATACCCTTGACGAATTTCTTTTGAAGGCTCCAAAATATCAGGGGAAAATATATCGGGGAATTAATCTTGCGAATGGCGCATTGAAATCGTTTGAAGCCCTGAAACCTGGCATGGTAGTCGATATGAAAGGCGTATCTTCCTGGACAAATGATTCAACGGTAGGATTTGTATCACATAACCCGATCAACTTTATTATCAAAAAACCCAAGACCGCCGTCAAGGTTAAAAATCTTTCCGAAATGCCGGGTGAGAGTGAAGTTGTCATGAGGCGTGGTACTAAATATGAAGTTCAATCGGCTAAGATTGTTTATGATGACGACGGATATGGAAAGCTTATAATAGAGTTGAAGGAGTTGTAATATGGCAGGCACGCGAAAAGGGATTGTCGATAGAATATATTACTCAGATGAAAATGTCCGGAGCAAACAGGATATTCATGACAAATTGATATCAGATGCCAATATTATCATAAAGGACGAAGATAATAAAACTGCCATCAATATCGATGACGGCAAATTAAAGAAGGGGAAGTGAAATGTCAGAGCTTACCGTTCCTGAATTTCAATACAAGGCGATTGTGCCGGAAATCAAACAGGCTGGAAATGATGAAAAGGATGGGATTATCCGGTTTACATTTATCGATTCAATGATCGACCGGGGGCATCAATCACTCTCAATGGAGGGTATGAAATATGATGACCTGAAAAACAATCCAGTGTTCCTCTGGCAGCATGATATGGGCGCCATGTTCGGATTATCTATCCCGGCAATCGGCAATCTGATGATGGATGAATTGAATGTCAAGAAGAACAGCGCAGAAGTTCCTGCGAAATTCGATCTCGATGATCCGTTTGCTGCGCAGATTTACGGCAAATACCAACGTAAGGTTATGCGCGGTGTTTCGATTGGATGGTTTCCGCTTAAGCCCCCGGAATTGAAGGTTAAGGGTAAGAGTGATGATACGGCGAATGAATACCTTTTTTTCCCAGAATGGGAATGGGCGGAATTATCGGCGGTCAATCTCCCGATGAATCCGCGTGCATTGTCTAAAAATTTCGGTGTATATCAGGAACAAATGATGAAAGATTTTCTTGATCAATTCAGGAAATCAATTCAGGAAATTTTAACGCCACATCTTATAACGAAACACAATGATGAGCCAGATGAACTCGTAAAAGTGTCATTACATGAAGGCAATGAAGACATCGTCCGTGCCTATAATATTGCCAAGAAACTGGTTACCTCCCTGGAGGAAATTATGGGTGAACCGGAAACAGATGAGCAGATAAAATTTAATCAAGAGGTAGTAAAAGAAATCATATCTCCATTTAGGGAGATTCACAGCGCATTAATGCACTAATAGGGAGGCCAGACAAATGGCAACAACACAAGAAGACCTGAATAAGATTACCGATGGAATCAAGCAGGAAGTCAAATCGGTGATGGATGCAATCAAGGGCGGGCAGGATAAAACAGAATCTGAAATCAAAGGCATCGAAGAGAAATTTTCTAAAGAACTGGCGGACATTCAGCGGAAAGTCAATGATTTTCAGCATGTCGGCGGAACGGGGTTGATTTTTGGAAAAGATGATGACCCGGATACGATCAAGCGGAAAGCAGAATTTCAGAAGACCGCCAATAGCGAATATACCAAAATATGTAATCTTTATGGGCATGATCCCAATCCAGTCAAACGGTTGCTCTACAAACCGCGTACTAAATTCATGCCCCGTCCTGGTCATTATAAATTGGTCGGCAGTTATGATGGCCTCGAAGAGCTAATGGAGATGAACGACCAAATCCTTCTCTACAATATGGCGAAGGCAATCAAGACAAATCGCCCATATGAGACGGTGGTTAGGGAAGACCCGCTTTATAAGTACTGGCACAATGAATTAAAGTATCATCCGCTTTTATATAAGGCGATGGATACGACTGATTTTTCTGATCTCATTCCTACGCAAATGAGCGCGGCAATGATTGATGACGTGCGGTTAATGCTGAAGGTGGCTGCATTATTCCGCACCATTAATTTGCCGCGTTCAAACTATGAGGCTCCGGTCAGGGGGGGGCGTATGAGAGCATATTTAATCGCTGAACCTACTGACGATGATGCAACAAAAATTCCTGGCAGTGATCCGAATGCAACAAAGATGTCATTCAATGCCGTGACATTTGGCGTTCGGGTTTTATTCTCAGATGACCTGGATATTGATTCCATTGTTCCGATTTTGCCCTTTGTAACCGAGGAAGTCCGGCAGGCTTTGGCGGACGCCAAAGAGGATTCAGTTATTAATGGTGATGATGCTACAACCCATCAGGATTCAGATGTGACATCTTCGCTGGACATTCGGAAAGCTTATGATGGATTGAGACTTCATTCCGGCGGGAGCTCCGGCGCAGCTGCGGTGGATATATCTACATACAGCATCGACAATCTTCGGTTGATTAGAAAGGCAATGGGTCGTTTCGGGGTTAATCCAAACGATCTGGCATGGGTAATGTCTATATCCGCTTACATCCAGGCGCTTTCAATGGATCAGGTTGAAACACTGGACAAGTACGGCGCGAATGCAACGATCCTTACTGGGGAATTGGCGCGGATAGACAACATTCCCGTCGTAGTCTCCGAATTTGTGCGGCAGGATTTGAATACTTCCGGTGTTTATGACGGAACAACCACAACCGATACGGTGGTGTTGTTAGTCAACCGTCCGGCATTCGTGTTGGGTTCTTTGAGGGCACAGCGGACTGAGGTAGAACGGATAATCGCGACCCAGCAGACTCAGGTTGTAACGACCGAGAAGGGAGATTTTAAACAGGCACTTACTCCTTCGGCGAGTGAAGAGACCGTCGGAATTGGATATTCATTGACAGCATAATAAACTTTTTGTAATTCACGATTACCTATGCCGGGCGGCACTCGCAAATGAGATAACGGAACCCGGCAAACGTAACCAAATGGAGGAATACAGATGAAAAGAATGGATTTACCGCAACATGGCAGGGGGAATCTTGTCAATCCTTATGACCTTGTTAAGATGAGTGGCATGGTTGACCCAAACAGTAAAGGGCTGCTTGATCTGTTAAACAATCTCATGGTTTGCGCGGGACAGAATATTATCATCGAAGTGAATGACTGTGAAACCAGCGGAGATTGGACGCAGGTTACATCTGGAATCACAATGACGGTAGGAGCTGGGGGGAACAAGGTCGGCACGAATTGCTTGAAGCTTGCCGGAGATGGTAATGCAACAGGAGTGTATAAAACAACTCTTATCAATGAATCGACTCCTGTTCCGATTGCTTATCCATCCCAGCAAAGGGAAATGGATTGGAGGGACACTGATTATCTCGGCTTCTGGGTTCATTCGGTTGATAGCGCCCATTATGGAACGACCGGAGAAATGACGGTATCAATTGATAATGGCGGCACGATTCAGACGTATAAAAATGTTCTTGGAACGAATGCCACTGCGCATAAAATGTGCGAAATCGACATAACTTCATGGGATCGTGACCGTGTCCGGGCATTATATTTCAAGGATGAGAATACCGCAGGCGCCGAGAATCTTTATATTGACCGGATTATCCGCTACAAATTCGGAAATGGCAAGGGTCCCGTTATGGGGCAGTGCGCATGGTTTCCGATTACCAGCGGATCGACATTGACCAGGGGTAATATTACCAAGGTTGTTGCGGGATCAACTCACCGAGTTCAAGCAGCTTCAGCCGCAGCGGTTGACTGCATCGGGCCGGTTGTTATTGGTGGAACGGGAACGGCTGCTGGAACGGTCTGGGCATTGATTCAGATCGGCGGATTTGCTTATCTGGAAGCATCTGCTGCGACCGTGGCGGGCGAAGGTATCGAATGGGCGGCAGCTCATCAGATAGCTGGCGTCGCTACAGGTATTGAGGAGTTTGCATTCGGGCGTTGCTTTGAAGCGGCAGGGGAACAGTACGATCATATTCTTTGCCAGATTGTTGCACCGAGTGTATTTATAAGCTAATCATAAATTGGGATTGCGGCGGCCCGATGGTGGTTTTTCTGACCAGGAATTTCCATTATGAAGGCTGCCGCTCCCTCTATGATATTTTTTTATAAGGGGACAGTATGCCACTATTAATATTCAAAGGCGACCAGAAGACGAAAATATACCGGGGCGATGGTCTCTATTGTAAATCAGCAAACCCGGCAACATGCACAATCGACGTTCCGCTCACCCATGCGTTGCGGCTTTTGTCCGAGCATAAAAACTGGTGGGAAATATCAGCGGATTCAAAAAGAGAAATCGAGGAAGCAGACAAGCGCCTTGCTGCCATGAAAATCGAGGGTACTATCAAGCTGAAATGGCTCGGAAATAGGAAGCAGCGGTTCTATCGCGGGGATGGCATTTATTGTGATGCCGAATCTATCAAACTCAATGTGATATTCGTCTCACCTAAAAAGGCGCGGCAATTGCTCATCGATATGCCAACCATGTGGAAGGACATCGATAAAGTAATACGTAAAAAGGATTTAGATGAGGAGACGATATTTCCCAAGGCCTCGGCTGTGGAACCAGTAAAAGCCGAGGATGTGCCGCAACGTCCGGTCATAGATTATAAAGGTTCCGGTTTTAAGCAATTGGAAAAACTTGCCAAAGACCGGGGAATAGACTTAACTTTAATTTCTACAAAAGCGCAACTCATTGATGCGCTGATGCTCGATGATGAAAAGGCAATTCTGAAACCGGGTGTTAAAAAGGCGGAGAAATAAGCCATGTTCAAAAACTTGCAATCATTAATGGCATACGGCGATATTGCCCATGTAAATGGCACAACAACAAATACAGCAGCGGATATTGTTGGCAGTTCCAAAGTTCCGATATTGGAATTGACAATACATAATTCCGGTGTTATGAATTCTATGTACATATCCCTGGATGGGGGCACTACATTTTTTACAATTGGGCCTGATGCGGAATTAACGAAGCGCGGGCAATTCTCAACTATCTATGTTAAATCCAAAACGGCAGGACAGCATACAACATATGAAGCATTACTCACTCAACCGGCACTATAACGGCGGAGACATTAACAATGGCTAAATCGGTAACAGAATTACAGGCGCGTGGCATTCCGGAGATTCATAACGGAACAGCTACCACGACAGCAGCAACCATAACATTCACCAGGAAGCCGAAATCAATAACAATAGTCAACCAATCGACGACGGTGCAACTTCAGTATTCATTTGATGGCAGCACCTATGCGGTTCTTCTTCCGGGATCGGCAATCGGCTTAGCCGGCGAGGGATATGGTACGATGTATATCAAGACAGAATCAAAAACAGCGGGTTATTCCATCACAGTTGAAACCAAAATCGAGGGAGCGGTATAATGAGAACGAAGCGACTTTTCACGACAGCCGCAATTCTGGTGTTCGCCGCAATCCTGGCAAATATTGTTTATTGGGACATCGGCATCGGGCAGTATCAACCATCTATGATATATCGCCGATATATCCGCACTGTTGCCTATGTTGATTCGACGGCATGGACTCAGGTGAGCTCCAATGGACTGGGGAACACAAATAATAAAGCTCTCCGGTCAGCGGCGGTATTTCAGGACTTACTTTTCATCGGCACGGATAACGGAAAGCCCAACAAGAATAAACTCTATACCGTTGATCAGAATGAAACAATAGCCTCCCGCACGCTTACCAATGGC